AATAATCGCTTCCGCATCGTCTAATGAGGTAGCCGTATACGGAACGATTAATTCATCTGCAGGTACAAACTTAGAAACTGCTCGTCCCATGTTTGTATCATAATAAACTTTTTTAAAAGTTGATCCTGCTAATGGTAAATGAAATAGCATTGAGTCAAACTCTGCTTCATACTCTTTCATTTGATCCATAATTAAATAATTCATAAAATCTTTAACACGTGTTGCTTGTTGTTCTGTTGCTGGATTCTTAACACCAATAATTTGTGTTCTTACAGGTCCATCTCCCGGTAATAACTCTTTGTAAGCTTGTGCTTGGAATTGTGTTACAGCTTCTGCCATTACAGGGTGTGTTGCACCACTTGCTCCTTGGAATGGTTCAGTTCTGTTTTCGTATTTAAATCCTAAAAGATCTAGACCTTGTATGTATGATTGTTCCCATTCTTTTCTTGAACCTTTGTAATCCATGTAGTTTTGAGTCATCTCGTTTCCGACTGGATCTAAAACGTCGTCTGGTAAAATATCTGCTAGATTATCAAAGTGTGATTCTGTTCCCGGTATATTGATTGCTCCCGGTTCAAAGTCGATTGTTGCACCACCATCTTCTTCTGGTACTACTTCAACAGGTCCTTTTTCTGGTTGTTCTTCCTGAACAGTAACTTCTTGTAGTTCCTCTTCTGAAGGTACTTCAAGTTTCGTTCTTGTGTTCGGGAGTCCTTTATCTATATCTGCCATTTATACTCCTATCCTTTGATACCACGTTTTAATAAACCTTTCAAGCCCCCTGAATCAGGGTTCATGGATCTTCTTTGTGGGCCTTCATCTATTCCACCAGATAATCCTGCAATACCGCCGCCTGCAAATCCTTTTATACTCTTAACTAAATTTTCATACTCTAGTTGTTGTAAATCTTGATCCTCTATGTTAGCTATTCTGTTTGCCTCTTCATTAATCGCTTTCGCGGCGTCCGTAGTTAAACTACCAAGAGTTATTGCAGTTCCAATTCCAGGTATAATTTGTGTTCCAATTTTACCACCACCTAAACTTAAAATTTTTTGTGCTACTGGACTTTTAGTAATTTTAGAAACATTTTCTTTAAATAGTGCAGGAAAAGACAGTTCTAAACCTGTTATTGGATCAAATACGGCGTCGGCAAAACTTGATCCAGATTTCATTTTATCATAAACATTATATCCTGCA